ACATACTCGTTCATATTGTTCGGTTGACTCATCTAAAATATCTTGAACTACATCGTGTTGAATCTTAGGATTCCCCCACATAGTAACCGCGATAATCTCATGGCCCTCATAGTTATGAGAAAGGAAATGAAGGGCCGAAGCCCCGTCATATTTCTCCATTATTGTTCACCTCCTTGGTCTCGGTGGTGGAAGTAATCACGGGTAACGAATACCTTGACAGGAGTGCAATAGATACCACTCTCATTGAAGTTCTTCCCTATGTACTGCTCAACCTTTTCACCTTCAACGAAGAAGGTCATAGGTACACAATCGGCCCATTGAGTCCCTCTGTATGACTGGCCCGCCTTAGTTCTAAACTTAGACTTTTGAACTTCAACGTCACCAACTGAAAAATAAGGACGGCCCATAGAATCTAAGGCTAAGATAATGTGCTTCCCCTTTTGTGTATGATTCTTTGTAGATTCACGAAGAACGACTTCGTGGGTGTCCTTGTCAAGAGTTGCACCACATGAACGGCATACTGTTGAATGACCGTGTTTCTTACTGTAAGCGAAAGTAGTACCACAACCGCATTCATATCGTTCTGAGTAGTGAAGCCCCTTATCAGGATTAGAAGTATAAGGGCCAACTTTACCACGTTGGTTCATGTCTTTCATACCACTGACTCGATAAGGTGCATCCCTTACAACTCTGCTTTCACTGAATGAACCGTGTGGGGTATTTGTAAAAGCCGAAGGATGAATGTCCTTGAACTTCTGTGAACCCTTGATACTATCTGAATCAATTACTGTGACACTGATACTATCCAACTTCTTCATAACTGTCTTGATTCGCTGTCGTGGACTGTAATCAATGACCCGACTTCTAGCAATCCGACGAAGTGAATATATCTCGTCTTTTTCTGTAACTTCTCCGAGAGTCTCAAGAATAGTCTCTCCAAGAACTTGAAGGTTAGTGTTAGGGATGACCTCGTTCAACCCTATGGCGTTCGCTATCATATGCATTAATGTCTGCTTTCCTCGCATGATGTACCATTTTCTTATGTAGTATATAAGTCTTTACTGCCAAAAGTCTGAAAGTCGCCACCTGTACATATGCTTAGTGCCACTCAAAATTTTTTTTAAAATTTTTGAAACCAAGTATTTATACTCTACGTCGTCTTGTAACTCCACCTATACCAGAGTTACCGCGTCGTGGAAGAGTAGCGCGCTTACTGCCGCCAATCCATTCGCCGCCGGTCATAGAACCCATAGCAACGGCTACTGTACCCTGTGGAATCTGTAACTGGTCTACTGCGTGTGCAAATGCCATCGCCGCGTCGTTATGCTTGCCCAAGTCTACAATAATGCCGTCGCGCCACGCATGAGTTTCCAACTCTTGAAATAGAATATTTACCTTGCGTCTTGTCTCGTCGTTGCCATATGGAAAAATTAATTTCTCGCGCTCAAACCAAACGCGCAATCTGTTCATTAGGCCCTGCTTTAGTACGCGGTTACTAACTCGACTTTTACGATAATCTACGACAGCACCTTTTTGAGCCAATAAACTTTCGTACATTTGTTGAAACCCTACATCTTCTGCTGCTAGTGGAGCATTACCATATTTTCTAATCATCTCAATAAGAACATCAGCCTGTCTATCTGGTGGAAAGTCATTACGTCGCCACATATTTACAAAGTGTACAAAACCATCAGAATCTTGTCTAACTACAACTATTACTGAATAGTCACGGCCCAACCCCTGTGCCGGGTCAAAACCAATAACATATCGAGAGTCATGTATTTTTTCAACTTCAAGTAAGCCATCCATATTCAAATTTTTACGAACAAGCATACGTGGGTACACCGCCGCCTCATCATCAACAACACGACATAGATATTCCTGTATAAAAGATAATTCACCCATAGCCTGTTTTTGTTCTAATAAGAAATCAAGAGGGCGGTATTCAGGCCACAACTCTTGTGCTGTATTATTTTCTGCATCTTCTTTCCACTCATCCCAATTTTTTATAGCAGACCATGTACCAGATTTCCATGCGTCGTTTTCTAACATCTCTGTATGATAAAGGTCATTCATACTCATAGGAGTTCCTACAACGTAAATGCTAGTACCCGGACTAAGCATTGGTGTAATTTTTTTACGAAACCAATCACGGGTGACGCCGGGGTTTAAATCACCCATATCATCTAGTACGTCATCAAATGCAACTGCCGCAGGGTGTTCACCACGAATAGCAGACCCAACACTTGTCGCACGAATCCATGCACCGTTAGTAAAGCGCAGTTCTAACTTATTGCCTCTGCGTGGGTCAAGATACCTACTAAGTTCAGGATGCCGTTTCATGTCTTCTCGTATTTCTTCAAGACGACGTACAGCCAAATCTTTACTAGCAGAGAATAACCAGATAGTAAAAGGCTTTTCACGCCACCTTTCAAAAAGACATTGATGTAATAACTTTACTCTAAGTGTTGTAGATTTACTATGGTCCCTTGGCGCAATAATACAAACACGATGTACTTGCGCTCCTTTTCTTTCACCGTACATATCCATCCATTCTCCAATGTGGTCGCCCCATGTATAGCCTAGCCATCGGTAAAAATATTCAATATCACTCTTACTACGAGCCATAGCAAAAGCAGAATTATTACCCATACCAAATCATCTACCTTGGCTCAAGAGCCTTTTCGCCACAGTAAGGACATATTCGTTTTAGTGCTTTAGCACGTATCATTCTGTCTGCGGCCCAACCACAAGAACGACATATAACCGCTTCCCATTCCATTAGTATCTTTCCCCTAATTGAAATCTAACACAATCTTTAACACACTCAAAACAAACAACCTTGCCATCAAGCCACATTACTTCACGAAAGTAAATACTACATAATGAACATTGAAACTGCTCAAACTTATCCATTTCGTACCACCCTCATATATCCACAATATATTCTTTTACCCTCTTCGTAGACTATACATTTAGTATCACAAAGTATTTTTTCTTTACCACAAGTGTTACACTTTCTTAATTTAGGGGCTTTACTCTTCATGTTCCATCACCGGAGCATACAAACTCCCAACTAACCCTTGTTCGCAATCAATAATGTGAGCGCACAGACCCGGACGAGAACGATAGCCGTGTCGTGCATGATACCTGTCTGAACCTGCTAAACTTGGCAACTGTACTACAAACGCACCATTACTTTCAGTCAAAGACCTGTGATGCAAATGTCCGTGAAACCATACGTGATTTTCACAAAGACCCCACTCTTTACGTTGCTCTTGCGCCATCAAACTAGGAAGTCTATCCGGCTTAATAGAATCACCATGAGTAAAACCTAACAGGTTTTCTTTCCAGACAATGTACTGGCGTGTACTAGCGTTGATAACTACATCCACATCTTCTGCATTTTCATATACCGCACTAAGATACATCATAAGTGCTAGACTGCTCATACGGTCATGGTTGCCCGGCATAAAGACTACTTGTATAGGAGCAACTGCTCTTAGCATCTCAATATGCTCACGGGCCATTTCGCAACCACTCATCATGATTTGACCCGGACTACCAGCAACATCTTGCGGTGTACCCTTTGTTGTTGTAGCAAAGTCGGTGTCAATGTGAAACCAATCGCTACCTGTTGGAACAATAATCTTTTCTGGTTGGCCCGGCAATCTACCAATCAAGTTTTGTGTTTTAGAAACCAAGCGACTGCGAGCAATACCAAAGTCATATGCCTCTCCTGTCTCATCTTCCCAACCATATTTACCCCAATGAAAATCAGTAGGAGATATAACTGCTACATACTCACTAATAGGGGTTTCTAACTTAATTGGTTTGTATCTAGCAGAAAAATCTACATTTGCTAAAAGACTACGAAACTCATTTAACAAGTAATAGTCTAACTCATTAAATGCTTCTGCATCTTTTTTCATTTGACGCATCATCTTTGCTTCTGCCTTTTTCATAAAACCCATGCGTTGCTTTTCAATAATGTCATCTATCATATCATCTACATTACGAGTAAGCATATCTTCGTCGGTGTATGGGTCCATTTCGTGCTTCCACTTATGCACCTTTACGTT